GGCGTATTGCATCCGACCTGGCCGCAGCCGCCGACGTGGATAGCAATCCGCAACTTGCCCTACATCCCGAACGGTCAACTATCACTTTGGAGCGACAAATGAACCCGCAACCTCAATGCCCGTACTGCACTTCGAACGAAGTCTATTGCATCGGCACCGAATCGCCCGCCATCTACGATCGTGTCCTGTTCATCTACCACTGTCCAGCCTGCGAAGTCGAGTTCGCATCTGACATCGAATCGGTCTACTACCCCCCTGCCCCGCCGATCGACGACTGGACCGAAAACGAAAACGCGCCTACACTGTAGACGCGCTGAGCAGATAATAGCGACGAGGTGACTCATGCCCGACTTCGGTACCGAATGGATCGCCTACGCCACCCGGCGACCGCTCGCGCATATCCTGGCCCTGGACCTCACGCCAGCCCAGGCCGCGACGCTCGGAACCTGGCTCTCAGAAAACAAGCTGCTGAACCCGCCGAAGCGTGCCCCCCTGCGCCCTATCCGCGTGCTGTGTCAATGTGGTTGCGGCGAATGGTTTGACGCTCTGTACAAAACATCTCGCCCGAAGTATAAGAACGCGACCCATCGTCAGCGCGCTTATCGTGCCCGTCTGCGCGCCCGTGCGCACTAGCTTTCGCCATGCTCGGCAGAGTGACCAGCGTACCTTCCCCGCTGGTCACTCTGCCAGGCGGGAGCCATCCCGTAATCCACACGACCCACCCGCCCGCTAAATTCATCTCAGCGCCGGACCGAGCTACACCCGTGCAGCCCAGGCGATAAACCCGGCTTGCGGAGTCGTCCGCCTGGCGCAGCGCCCCGTCGCGTGTCGCCCCGACGCACGCCAGCATCAACGGTCGATTTCGAGCCATAGCACACCCGCCAGGCAGAGCGTCAGATACCCGTCTACTACCGTCAGAATCAGCGCCAGGCGTAGCAAGCCGAGCGCCAGGTCCATTCAGATTTCCATCACGAAAAAGCGCAACGGCTGAGCAGCGGAGCGATGCATCGTGATCGTTCCCCCGCTGACCTTCATCTGCAATTCGAACGTGTGCGCCGCTGCACTCAGTCCCGTGACCACCAGCGGAACCACCGGCGACAGCGTGACTTGTGTCAGCGCCTGGATGCTGTCACCCCATAGCGCGTATTGCGCCCCGTTGTCGATGCTGACCCGCAGCCCCGCGTACAGCGTCGCGCTCCCGACCAGCGTCGCCAGCAAACCGATCATCACCCGCCCTGACTCTGGCGTCAGCGTCAGCTTCAGATTCGTCGCATCGACCGCGACGTAACTCGTCGAGGTAATCGCGTACCCCGCCCCGCTCGTCTGCACCGACTGGATCAGCGGGCGCTGGAACAGGTGCAGCAGATTGTCCCGCAGCTGCGCATTCAGCCCCGCCGACGTCAGCCGCTCGAATACGCTCCACGTCTTCGGATTCGTCCAGCCCATGATAGACCACCTAGTATCCTAGCCGCGCGTCGCCGTCCAGATCGCTCCGGCCTACCCGATCCAGCATGAAGAACGCCACTTCATCCGCCCGTTCGAGATGAAACACCACACTTCGATCCACCGAGCCAGACTTGTACTCGATGGCTATGACCCGATGCTCTCCGCCCGACAGCCCGCTGTCCGCATCGGTCACGCTGACCATATCCATCAACTCGACGCCGTACAGATTCACGCCGCTTACTTCATCCTGATCGCGGAATACCGCCCGCGTCGCGCCGACCCATGCCGTCCCGAACCGCGTCACCTGATATTGCGCCAGGTCCTGCGCGTACAGCCCATCCGCGCACAGTCCCAGGTCGAACACCCGTTCGCGCCTGCCATAGTCGATTTCGCTCGCCGCGTAGTGCGCGCTCGCCACCACTGGCGCGTATTCGATTACCGCCTTACCGCGAATCTTGAAGAACTGGACATACAGCGCCCCGGTCGCCGCGTTCGAAAATGTCAGCTTGGCCCGCGTCGCTTCCAGGCTAAACGCCAGCCCGAAAGAGATTTCGGTCGTGTAATCGACGCCCGACCCGTCCCGAAACTCGCTCACCCGCCGCATTGCTGAACAACGCCCACCGCTCAACTGTTTCGCCAGGTGGAATTCGGATCACCCCGCCCGCTGCCCATAGCTCGCCCTGCGCCGCAACTGTTTCAGTCGGATATGTCACCACCTGCGCCGCATTGACCACCCGCGCCACGTCCAGATTGACTTCCAACTGATTCGCGTGCCCGTCAATCGCCAGCGCGGGAGCATCAATCGACTTCTGCACCCAGCCCCGACCGCGATAGCTCGGACCAAGCCAGCGCGCAATCCAAAACCTTCCCTGCCAGGTCCGCACCGCTTCCGTCAGTGCATCCCATACCCGTACCGTCTCAGGATACCATCGCTGGCCGACGTGGTGCAGCACTTCGCCTTCAAACAGATAATCGGACCAGCTTGCATACTTGAACGCGCTCTGCACCAGACCATCCACCACGTTTTCCAGCGTCTCAGTCGCCGGAAACTGAGTACCGACCATTACCCGGCGCAGCGCATCCATGCCATCGACCAGTTCGACCCGCGCCCGTCCCGTCCCGCTGTTGACTTCCAGGCGCTCGATCCGCCCCGCGAATATCCTCCAGAACTGCCCGCCCAGGTCATCATACGCCATGACCCGCGCCTCACGGCCAGGCAGCAGCTTCCCGAACAATGGCCCCGTGACGTTCCCCGGCGAGTACCGCCCGGTCGAATTGTCTAGTTCGACCGTCATTCGGCCCACGTCCGCGACGTGTTCCCAGGCCCGCGCAAACCCGACCCGGCCGTTAATTCCAACCGTCTGCGCGCCTTCATCCACGTACACGCCATCCTGATTCCAGTCCACTTCAAGAACGAGCCGCGTTCTCATGTCCTGATGACCCACCGCTGCCGAAACGTCACCCCGTAGTACAACACCCCGGCCAGTTCGATCACCCCTTCGATCACATCCGCGATCGTCAGCGGTTGGAGCAGCGCCCCGCCCAGGTCCAGGTCATTTACCACGACCGCCAGATAGTTATCGACCAGCGTCAGCGCCTCATAAAACTTATATCTGGACCCCAGCCCCGACACGATCAGGTGATGATTGACATGCATCACCACCCGCCCGCTTTCAAGCGACGTATCGAGCGGGCGCATCCCTTCCCCGCCCGTTGAACTCAGCATCGGTACCAGCGCCGGAAGTTCGCTTTCCGCGACAGCCCCGTCGAATTCGTCCAAGCCGTAGACATGCGTCACGCCCGGCACCGTCCAGGTTTTCAACCGGTCGAAGCCCGCTTTGACCGTCACCCCGCACTTCTCCGATGCAGATTCAGCACTTCCAGAACGTGCCCCGGAACCGAACTCGCCGGGATGATCAGCCCTTGCCGTGTCGCAGTCGTAACGGCTCCGCCTGCCCCCGTCGTGCGCGATCGGTACAGGTACGCCACCAGTTCGAGCACCGCGCTCGATACGTCCGCTGGACAGTCCAGCCCTATATCCCCGCTGATTGTCACCACGCCGGACCCGTCCGCCCCGCGTGACCACGCCGCCCAGGGTTTAAGCTCGATACACCAGTACGGCGGACCGGAGAACGGGAGCAGCAGGTATTCGTTTGCTCCGATCAGGCTCCCGTCTCCGTTTTGGATACTCGTCACCGAGTACACATCCGCCTTGACCAACAGCTTGCGCGACCCGACCCGGTGCGGATATTCCGGTACGACTTTCGTCTGACCGAGCGCCCGCGTGAACTTCCGCCCGCACCAGCCCTCGACGAAGCTAATCGCCGCGTCGAGCAGCTGCTGTAGCAGCCCGTCTTCACCCGCGCCCGCTACCTTCAGATACGCCTTGACATCGACAAGCACCGGATACGCCATGACAAGCCCCCGTTAAACCGTTGTGTTATACCCGTAGGCGACCGCGCCCGCTTGCAGCGTCTGGACATCGAGCGCGACCGTCGTCCACGCCGCGAAGCCTTCCGCTCCGAGCACCGGGATAACGTCCGCCATCAACTCGCGCCGATAGCCCACGACTACCAGGTCACGATTGACGACCAGGAACGAGCCTTTTGTCCCGTTGTGCGCGCTCGGAATCTTGCCCGCCGCGTCGGTCGCTTCCAGTTCGTCAGACGGGATGAGCGGAATACCCTTGACCGCGCCGATCTGCCCCGTGAGCAGCGTCGCCTGCTCGCCAACGTCCGCCAGGCTCTGATACTCCGTCAGGTCGTTGAACAGGTAACTCACCGATGGATCGGCGATCATCACCAGTCGCTTCGGGTCCATACCGAGCACCCCGCGCGCACCCATCAGCTTGCGCAGCGTCGTCGGCGACTTGATGTCAGGCGTCACGACCGCCGCCGTGTCGCTGGCCCCGAACGCCATGAAGCGCAGCCCGTGACACGCCAGAATCTTATCGTATGCCGTACCAGTCGGATCGACGCCCAGGTGCGAGATGTTGTTGACGTTCGCGCTTTCGTCGCCGTTGATCAGGATGTGGTCGATCGCGCTGGTCATCTGCCGCAACATCTGATTAAAGAACATGTTCGCGACATCGACCGCGCTGTCTTCAAACAGTTCGCGCGACCCCAGCACCAGCGCCCCGATTTTCTTGGCGACGAACGTTACTTCATCCGTCCCGATTTTCGACGCCGGAATGACCGAAGCGTGAACGCCGAAGTTCGCCTGGTCGGCGACCTGCGGCACCAGGCGGATCACCGGCCCGCCCGTCACCACCGGCCATTTGTACGTTGCGCTCGGAAGCTGGATGCGCGTCAGCGCGTTCAGCACCTTCGCTTCGAGCATGAAGTGATACCACGCTACCGTATTGAGCAGCTGAGGCACCAGCTGAAGCCCGTACCCGGTTAGCGTGCTTTGCATGGATTCGTTCGCGCGAGTGAACGGCTCCCAGGCCCGGCGAGCGTCCCGGTCAAACATCCGCACCGACCCGCGCGCCAGTTCCGTTTCGGTCAGCGCATCATCCTGCGAAAACATCTTCCCGACCCGCGCCGCCATCGCGCGCATGGCCGTGTTGAGGCCCTTGTCATCGAGCGCCCCGGCCTTCTGCGCCAAGACCGTGCGCAGCGCCAGCGCGCCGAGCGACATCTCGTCGTAGGCGTGCCCGACCTGCACCTGCCCTGCGCTCGGACGCAGCGCGTCCGGTAGCCCGCCTGCTGGCAAGCTCCGCGCGGGCGGCTCGCCGCCGACCTTCTCCGCGCGCATCCGTTCCAACAGTTCCCGCGCGATCTCTTCGGCAGTCGGAACCCGTTCCGCCGCCCCGTTTTGCCCCTGCGATTGCGTATGAGAATATGTATTCTCACCCGCGTTCTGATTCTCGTCTTCCATCCTGATC